CAGAGCCGGGTGCGTGGAATTGCGCATCCAGCGCTGCGACGAACGGGTCCATGGGTTACGCGGCGATCTGGCCGGTCAGCAGCGCGCGGCCGACCGTATCGGCCGATGCCTGCGCCTGCGCCGCCGCCCCGACCAAGGTGTTGTTCGTCGCCGTGGTGGTGAGGTTGAAGGCCGTATTATCCCAATACAGCTTCTGTCCCTGGGTCCAGGCGCCGGTCGCCTTCGCGGTGTCGAAGACGCCGATCCGGCGCCCCTCCACCGGCGTACCCGCAGCGGCAGCCGTCATCGCAATCGCGAAGATGCCACCGACCATGAAGCCAGCGCCGCTGGTGAGGTTGCGCGGCGCGATCAGCGTGAGCGTATCGCCGGGCTGCACAAAGTTGCGTGCCATGCTGGGTTACTCCTTGTCCGCCGAGGCCTTCGCCTTCGGCTTCGTCTCGGTCGCGGCCTGGGGCTCGACGTCGGACTGGTGGGGGACGGGATCGGCGGTCGGAGCGTCGGGCTCGGCATTCGAGACCGGCTCGGGCGGCAGATCGGCGGTATCGCGATCGGCGAAGTCGGCCGAGACATCCTCGGCAGCCTGATCGGCGATTAGGCGTTCTGCATCGTCATCGCTGACGTGCAGAACGCCCTCATGCGGGTGCCGCAGCACCCCGGCGACATGAGCCGCCGTGAGCAGTTTCACGAATTTCATGGGTGATCTCCCAATCGGGAGGGACGGCGCACCGCCCACTCCCTCAGGTGCGGGTTGGCGTTATGCGCCGGGCTGCTTGTACGCCGAGCGATAGTTGACCGCGCCGACGCCATAGTCGTGGCGGACCTTCCACTCGACACCATCCACGCGCCAGCCGTCCTGGCTGTCGGTGAACGGCTCGGTGACGCCGTTGAGGAACACCACCTCGATCGCGGGCGCGATGTTGGGGTCGGCGAACAGGTAATAGGCCGAGCCCGTCAGGCGGGGCGTGTCGACGATGCTCTCGAGCATGCCGTTGACGATGTTCGGGCGCTGGAGCTTGTTGACCGAGTCCGGGTCATACTGGCTGCCGTTGACGATGCGTGCCGAGCCACCGAGCCCGATCGGGAACAGGCCGATCGCCGGGCGGATGTCGAGGAACTCGTTGCCGCTGATGTCCTTCTGCGAGGCCATGGCAACGCGGATCGCGTCGAAGGCGACGACGGTCGGCGGGGTTCCCGACGAGGCAAGGTTGCCGTGCGCATTGTCGAACAGCGGCAGCCCGTCGTTCATCAGCGGGTTGCTGTTGAGCAGGGCATAGACGTCGATCTCGATCGTCAGCTTGGCGGCGCGTCCGAGGTCGACGGCGAGGCCGGAGAAGACCTCCATGTCGTCGTTGACGATCGCCTGCCGCGATAGGTTGATGATGTTGCCCTTGGTCGTGGCGCGAATCTTCTCCTTCGCCAGGTCGGGGATCGGCTTGTTCTTGAACTCGCCCGCCTCGCTCACATTGTCGAGGGCGCCGAACGAGCCTCGCAGATACCGGCTGTGATCGCGGAAATCGGTGACGGTGCCGGTGCCGCAGAACCGATTCCACGTATCCGGCGTGGTGGCATAGGCGGCCTGCAACACCCGGTGGATGGCGTTTTCGAACAGGACCGGGAAATCGCTGGTGGTCTGGGTGATCACCGCGCCCTGCGACGTCATCGCCTGGCGGACGATAAGGTCGGGGTCGCGGGTGGTGACGTTCACGCCGAGATTGGCAAGCGACTCGCGCGCCAGGTCGACGTTGCGCACGCCGCGGAACTCGCCCGGATCGATCTTCACGGTCTCGCCCTTCAGCGCCGCCGCCTTCTCGACGAGGTGGGCAACGCCCGCCTTCACGAGCAGCCAGTTGGTCGCGCCTTCGCGAAACTTGTCGCGCTGGTCGACGGTGACGCGCGCCGGGCTGTTGTGACCGATGTTCGCGGCGTCGCCCTGCTCAGCGAGCTTGTCGAGGATCTTCTCACGGGCGCTCGCCAGCGGCGTCCCATCCGTGATGAGGCCATCGACGAAATCCGCCGCCATATTGTGCTTGGCGCCGAGCGCGCGGATGGTGCCGACGCGGCTGCGCTCTGCTGCAACGGCATTGGTGACATCGGCGGTGGTGAGGGCGGCCGGGCCATTCTCGACGGTCGGCTGGGTGCTCGAAAGCGCCAGCGGGCCGGTGGCGGGCAGGGCATCCTTGGCATCGAGCGCGATTGCCGAGGCCGTGATCTTCTTGATCTCTTCCTGGCCACCGCCCTCCTGCTGGAACTTGGCGATCGCGGCTACCAGCGCCGCGCGGGTCTTGTAGAGGTCCATCGAATTCTCCTGTGGACGTTTGGGATCGGCGGCTGCCGTCCGCGGGGCGCGCGCCATCGCCATTGCAGTGATGAGCGGGCTGTCGGGTGCGTGCTTGAACCCGAATGGTTGCACGTTGCTCGCCGAGGCGGTGGACGCCCCGACGATCTCGGTGATGAACTTTTGCTCGAGGGCCTGGGCGGCGGTGAACCAGGTCTCTTCGTCGAGCATGGGGATGAGATCGTCGGCGGAGAGGCCGGTCTGACCCGAATAGATGCCGACGATCTGATCGCGGAGTCGGTCGAGCTTGTCAGCCGCGCGACGAAGCTCGTTCGCGTCACCGCACGCGCAATCCCAGGGATTGTGGATCATGACGAGGGCGTTGTCCGCCATCATGATCGACTCGCCTGCCATCGCCAGAACGGAGCCCATGGAGGCGGCAAGGCCATCAATATGGGTGGTGACCTTGCGGCCCTTCTTCTGCTCGCGAACGATCGCATTGTAGATCGCCAGCCCCTCCATGACGTAACCGCCGGGGCTATTGATGCGGATGTCGAGATCGTCATCGCCTTCGCTGATCAGCGGGACGAGCGTGTTCGCATCGAGACCGTCCCAGCTGTCGCCGACGATCCCGTAAATGAGGATTTCTGTTGTATTGAAGCGCAGTATTCTGCGGTTTTCAGACTTGTTGTGTCAGCGTTGTGTCAGCGGGGGCGGGAAGTAGCGCCACCATACGCTCCATCTTCTCAAGCCGCATCGCCGGTTTCAGCACAGGATGCGCGTATACCTGCAGGGTCACGTCAAAGGTCGAATGCCCCAACAGGCCCGCCACATCGGTCAGCGATACGCCGTTTTCGATCATCCAAGATGATGCGAAATGCCGGAGCGCATGGAAGTGGAACGGCTTGCACGCATGGCCTAGACCGGCGCTGTTCAGCAGCAGCAGCCACGCCTCATGGAATGTCGCCGGGTTGATCGGCTGGCCCTTCGTGCCCCGGAAAATCAGGCCCCTGTCATTCTCGACATAGTGGCGATCGATCCAGTCACCCAGCAACGCCGCGACACTGGCGGGAAGAGGAACGTCACGGATACCGGCCGCCGTCTTGGGCCCCTTCAATTCGTCATACTGGGTAAGGCTATGGCGGACCTGAATGCGGCGACCGGCAACGTCCACGTTGGCAAGCGTCAGGCCGAGCATCTCCCCCTTCCGTAGACCGCAGAACGTGCCCAGGTGGACCATGCACCGCATCATTTCGCCGAAGCGTACCTTCGCATGGGGGCGGCGCGTATCGACCGCCGCCAATAGCGTCGCGATCTGTTCCGCCGTGAATGTCCTGACGCGAGGGCGGGCAACCCCTCGCAATTCGCGCAGGGCATCAGCGACCGGCGATGTCTTCGTATATCCCCGCTTCCGCGCGAAGTCCTCGATCAGCTTAAAATCGATCAGCCGCCCCTTGGCGCTGTGGGGGGACAGGCCCTGCCGAATGAGCGTCGCGTACAGCTTCTCGATTTCGCCCATGGTGACATCCTTGATGGGGCGACGGCCAAGATGTTTCGCGGCGACCTTCTGAGCCGAGTGCTTCATGACGTTCAGCCGAGATTGACCGATTCGCCCGTCGCTGACGCGCTGCTCTGCTGACAGGAGATACTCGTCTACGACGTCGGCGACAGTCTTCGCCTCACGCTCGGCGGTGTGGGTGCCATCCTCTATCTCGCGCTCCACCTTTCGCCGGAAAGCGTCAGCGTCCTTCTTCAATTCGAACGTCTTGCCCGGACGGCGGCCGGTCGCCGGATCGCTATAACGAACCAGCCATGCTTCCTTCGTGACCCCGTTATGGGTCCAACGGCGTTTCGTCACGCTCGCCATGTCAGCGGCCCTCCCTCTTGGTCATTGCCGCGCGCTCGGCGGCGGCGAAGTGTTTTGCGATGGTAGATCGGCGGGCGCATACGGTTGAAGCCAGCTTGAGCGTCGGGAGCTCACCCTTTGACGCCAAGTTTTCGACCTGTCGGGCTGTCAAGCCAAGGTGATCGCCGATCGCCGCAAGCCCGTATAGCAGGTCCGCCGGACTAGCGTTGGAAACCATAGTCTCATCTCCATGTGAAAGGCCCCGCCGCGCCGCTGATCGGGGCGGGCGGGGCAAGGTGTCATTTGCCAGCGGCAAGGGTTTCAAGCTTGATAGCCGTGCTATCGAGGGCGTGATGGACGATGGAAAACATGTCCGCGCCCTCCGCGAGGTTTGCTTGTGATCCCTCGTGCAGATGGTCGACCATCAAACGGCAGAGAGTGGACAAGCTGTTCAGCCTCAACGCCAAATCCAAGACGTCGCTTTGCTCTTCGATCGTCATGGCTGCACCTCCGCCGACGACTGCGCCTTTTCGATGACAGCGGCAAAATGCTCCTCAATCGAGCCTATGGCCGCGCCGATCCCTTTCAAGGCGAGGCTCTTGGTCGCTCCAGGCGCGCCGCTCTCCGCGCAAAGGTGCGCGATCACCTCGATTTCGCGCAGGCCATCACGAATGGCGACCAGCTCCTCTAAATGCCGGTTCATGACGACACCCCCTCACCAGAGTTTGCGAGCGCATCGAGGCGACCGCACAGGTCATCCAGCGTCGCCGCGATACCCCGGAGTGCCGCCGCCGTATCCGCGTCGACATTGGTATGGTGGGCCACCAAGCGGGCAATCGCCGCCGTGTGGTCGAACCGGCTGTTGAGCGCTTCAAGCGCCACCCGATCAGCCTGGGTCACGCCGTCGCTCCCGTGTTGACGTGCCACGCGGTGCGGCCGAGCAGCTGGTAGGGATTGTAGCCACGCGGGGTTGCCCGGCATCGGGTCGCGCGAATGCGGTCGCGGTACAGGTTGCGAATGTCCTGCCCGTCCGGCTCCTGATCGTCGATCGCTTCCGGGTGAGCCAAGGTGTCAGGTTGGCGCTCGGCATATTCCGGCCACGTCACCTGTTCCTGATCGGGTTCCGCCTCGTGCGGATCGTCATCCTCCGGCGCGTCGTCGTCTTCGTCGTCCTCATTGCTGGCAAAGCCGCCGATAGGCTCGTGACGGGCGCGGCGGCGAGCCGCAGGATCGCGGGCGTCCCATTCCTGCCATGCGCGGTCGTCACCGTCAGGATCGCCGCCGGTTTTGATGTCGGCCAGGGTAAGGGAATGGAGTTCGCGACCGCAGGCGTCGATGTGCGGGCTCGAATGCTCGCCGTCCTCAAGGTCGGGATCGGGATCGTCCATGTCGAGTAGCGCAATGAAGCCTTCCACGGCCTCTTCGATCGCGCGCCGGTCAAGGGTGACGGCGGACGCAAGCAAGCTGACCACGCGCGGGTCGGCTGGCGAGGGGGTCTTTCCCATCTGCATTGTTCGTTCTCGCTGGTTTCAGGCTTTCCACAGCCTTCATCCCCAGGTTTCAGACCTGGTAGCCGGGGGGTGGAAACCTGCCAGCGAGACAGGTCGGCGGCTTTTAAGCACGAATGCTCTGGACAGAACGCACCGCCCCCGGCCATAAGGTGGCCAAGGCCGAGCGACGCCGCCAAGCGTGCTCCGTTAGAACCCCGCCAAGGGTTCATGTCGGCACCTATCCCGCGCCAACGGGAAAGCTGCCTATCGCTAGTCCGGGTTTCCACACCCACGGACAAAGTAACAACCCATATATTTTGCGCAAGCCCTCCCTCGCCAAGGGGAGGCGCTTCCGCGCGCATATGTGCCGCTTTTCCGGCACAGGCGCTTCATTTCTTGTATAGGTTTACGCCGGTGATGGTGTGATACTTGGTGGCCCTCACCCGCCTTACGCGACGATCGATGACGGCCCCCGCGAATCGCGCGACGAACGCGGCCTCGGACACTTCCCGAGTCAGAACGTCGAGGATCAGGTCCGCCAGTTCGTCGTCGGGATAGACCAACCGATGACCGTTGATGGTTAGGAATGCGTCCGCGATCAGCAGCGCCACCCGCTTGTTGCCCTGGGCAAAGGGATGGTTGCGAGCAACGGCCAGCAGCAGATGCGCCGCCAGGACGGCCATCCGCCGTTCGCCGTGGTGCCAATGGTTCTTGGGGCTGGCGAGCGCACTTTCCAACAGGCCAAGGTCGCGAACATGGAAAGGCTCGCCAGTCTGTTCGACCGCGAGCCTGTTGAATTCTATCGCGTGGTCAGCCTCCAGCCAACGCGGCTCACTCGGCAAGGCGCGCCATCGTCTTGGGGAAGCGGTTCATCGTGCTGTCGAACAGCGCCTGCACGTCCACCTTGCCAGCAGCGGCGGCGGCAGCAACCCGCAACTCAGTGCCGCGCGCAGTATGAACCTTCCGGTCGCGCGCGCCGGTAACTTTCAGACCGTCCTTCTGGCGCAGCTTCGCCGCCGACATGTTCGCCTCCTGATCGCTGACGATACCGTCAATATCCTACCAACGGGTTGTCAGCAATATAGGTCCGGTGTGGCGCTGCGGGAGGGTGTCGGCAATAGCGACACCCTTATGTCAGGCTTCGCCGGTTGCGGCCTTCGCCTGTTGCTCGCGGATGGCCTCGGCGGCGCGCGGCGTGACCGCGATCCGCTCGCCGACCTTATCCGGCCAGGTGCGCAACAGATGGTAGCGGACGCCCGCCGCGCTGATCTCGGTCAGGACGCCTTGCCCCCCCACGCCCGTGAACCGTTCCCCGGTGTCTTGGAATGGGTCGTCCCGCTGGTCGTCCAAGAGCGCCCCGGCATCCCGGATCGGATCGAATTGCGCCGGATCGTCATAGTCGAAGCCATCGAACCCTCCGGTCAGCCGCCGCATGACATACGCCTTCATGGCGATAGGCTGGAACGGCTCCATCTGGCCTTTCAGCACCGGCTCGCAATGCTCGTTGCCGATCAGGTAGCCATAGGGTCGGCTCGTCCCGTGATCCCAGAACGCCAAGGCGAGCAAGATAGTGTTGTCGTCGCCAACTCCCGGCGCGCGGTGTGCGTTCGGCAGAGCCGCCGAAAATTGGCGAATGACGGACGGCAGCGCGTCCCACACCCCCTTCAGGTCGGTCACGCCCAAGCGTTGTAGCGTGTCGGTGACGTGCTGCGGCGTGATGATCCCGGTCATGGCAAACGCCGCGGTTGCTGGTGCGCCGCCGACCAGCGGGCCGAAGTTCAATTCGTGCACCTTCGGCCCGAAGCTCACCACCGTTCCATCGCCGAGATAGAACGCGGTGTCGGTGATGAAATAGGCGGCGTGCGGCTGCACGATCATGCTCATGGCGGTCATATCGGGCACTCCAAATGGGCAGGGGTAAATGTCGGGGCGTTCCCTCCGCCGCCGGGCGGGCGGCATGCCGTGAGGGCCGAAAGGGCACTGGTGGCAAGCCCCACACCGGCCGCAATTGCCGATGCCGTTCCCGCACCAACGCCAAGCGCGCCTGCAAGCAGCGTCGAACCGCCGCCGGTCGGAATGGCGGCGGCGATGGCGACGACGACGCCCACGATCTGGGCCGCTTTGGCAAGGCCCCGGCTCATCGCGGTTCCACCCGCCAGGCCGCGACGAACTCGACGGGCTGCACGATGACCGCCCCGGCCGCGTCGGGATGATAGGCGAGCATCCGCCCGTTACCCATCACGACGCCGAGCGCGGCAAGGTTGTTTTCGCTGGGCCACTCGATGATGTCGCCGACGATCGTGGCCACCGGGGCGATGCGTTCCAGGCCCATGGCGTCGAGCGCCGCGCCGACCGTATCGAATCCCGCCGCCGTGAGGGCTTTGGTCGCGCTTCGGATGCTTCGATAGCTGCCCGATGGCGGCAACTTCACCTTGTACCCCAGCGATCGGAGGTGAGCCGCTACCATGCGGGCGCAGTCCCTGGTCCCCCACTGGAACGGCTTATCCTTGAAACGGTCGAGCGTGGCCTGCGCCGCGTCGGCCCGCCGCACGAGGGGATTGTTATCCATGGTGATCGCCTGCCATTTCGGTTGGAGCGGCTGCCAGAGGACGCGCCCGCATCCTCGGCTTGTTCGGCTGACCGTCAGCCTTCGCGACAGGGTGTGAGCCGGTGGATGCCCGGAGCGCGGCCCTGTTCATCGCGTTATCCGCGCTTCGCTTCTCGTTCAGGCGCCGGGGTTCTTCCAGGCCATGCGATAGTCCATCCAGCCCGCGCCGAAGTCGTGCCGAACCTTGTATTCGGTGCCGTCGACCGTCCAGCCTTCCTTGCTGTCGGTGAACGGGGCCTCGTTGCCGTCGAGATAGCCGTATTCGAGCGAAGGGCTAAATTCGGGATCGGCGAACAGATACCATGCGGTCGGGTTGGTCAGGCGCGGGTCGGCGATCGGAGTCAGCTTGCCCGCGAACGGGTTGACCACATCGCCCGTGTACGCGACGCCTGCCGATGCGCCCGACCCGACCGGCTGGGTCGACGGGATGGAGGCGCTGGCGATCAGGGTTTCCGCCGACGTTTGCAGTCCGACCGGCACCAGTAGGAATTTGGGGTTGGCATCGATCAGCCCGACGCCGTCCAAATCCTTCTGTTGGCGCATGGCCATCCGACCGGCATCGAGGCTCAACACCGTCGGGGGCACGCCGGTGGCCGCCAGGTTGTTATGGCGCGCGTCGAATACCGGGATGCCATCGGCCATATCCGGAGCCGAATTGATGAGCGCCGCAAGCACGTTGGCCTCAACCTCCGCCGCCGCACCGGCCATGGCGGTAAGAATATCCGCCAGCGCCCCAAGGTGGTCGTTGACCAGCATCTGGCGCGAGACGTTGAACATATTGCCGTAGGTGTCGATCTTCCACCCTTCCTTGCGGGTGCTGATCGTCTTGTTCTTGAACTCGCCTGCCTCGCCGACCCTGTCCAGCGAGCCGAAGCCGCCGACCTGCACGCCGTTCTGCACCCGGAAGTCAGCGCGGTTGCGCTTGCGGGCCAGCAGCTTCAGGGCGCTTTGCTGCCGCTTGTAGCGGTCGATCAGGTAGGTTTCGGCCGCGCCGCCGACCAGATCGGGGAAGTCGTCCGTCGTGTGCGTGATCGCCGCAGAGCCCAAGCCCCAGCGCCCGCCGCGCCCCGCGCTCGGTGCCATGGCCAGGCTGATAACCCGGTCAGGAGCGATGCGGTGCACGTCCCGCGCGCCGCCTCGGGCAAGGAAGTCGCGGGCAAGGTCGACCACGGACATGCCGTTGAATTCGGCCGCCGGGCCTTCCGCCGCCGTGCCGCCGATCTTGGAAACCAGCGCCGATTTGATCGCCGCGCCGTAGGTGGCCGGATTGTCGAGCGTGACGTGGCCGCCGCTCATCGAGGGGTTGGTGTGGCCGATGTTGGCCCGATCGCCTTCGGTCGCCAGGTGATCGAGGATCGCCGCGCGCGCCAGCGAAAGCTCGACGCCTCGCGTGATTAGATCCTGCGTCACGGCTTCGGGCACGCGGTGCCGGGTGCCAAGCGCCATGATCGTGGAAATGCGCGTGCGCTCGAGCGCGACGGCCTGGGTCGTGTCGGTGGGTTCGGTGGGCATGGTGGTGTCCTGTTGCTTGAGGCTGTCGGGGAGGTGGCGGAAGCCGAAGCCGGTGGCCTTCGCCATGGCGGCGATCTGGAGCGGCGCGGCGATCGAGGTGACGAACCGCTTCGCCAACGCTTCGTCGGGGGTCATCCAGGTCTCGGCCGCAAGCATCTGGGCCAGGTCGCCTTCGGGCAGCCCGGTCCGCTTGGCGTAGATGCCGATCAATTGCGCCTCGATGCGGTCCAGCTTCGCCGCGTCCCGGCGCAGGTCATCGGCGTTCCCGATTGAGGAATCCCATGGCTTGTGCACCATCATCAGGCCGGATTCGGCCATGATCGTTTCATCGCCGACCATGGCGATTGCGCTCGCCATCGATGCGGCAAGCCCGTCAATGTAGATCGTGACCTTGCCCTGGTACGCTCGCAGGGCCTGAATGATCGCCAGACCCTCCATCACATAGCCGCCCGCGCTGTTGATACGGACGGTCAGGGGGCCGGTGCTGGCCCGGATGGCTTCGGTGACGGTGGCGGCGTCGAGGTGGTCGAAACTGTCGCCAATGATGCCATACAGGAGGATTTCGGTCATGCCCCCGTTTAGGCGGTTCCGGCTTCGTTCTCGCCTGACGTGTTGGAACAAATGGGGACATTTGCGGACACCCGCATGGATCGCCTTAGGTCGATCAGGTCCGCCCACTGGTAGCGGATGCGCCCGCCGGGGGTGCGATCGTGGGACACCTTCCCGGCCTGTCGCCAGCGGGCGAGCGTCTTCGTTGAGACGCGCAGTGCCGCCGCCGCCTGGGCCTCGGTCATGCTCTCCGCGTCAGCCATTTTCGGGGCCGGACGGTGTGGCACGGGCGCGGGTCAACCTCGCCTTGCGCGAGGCCCGTTTGGCGTCCGGCTTATAGCGCGCCATCCGTTTGATCAGCACGGGCAACGGCGCGCCAGCCGGAAGAACCCCCCGCTTGTGCAGTTCCCCAACCCACCGTTTCGAAATGCCGAACAGCCAAGCGATATCCTCGTGCGTTGGCGTGTGATCTTGCAACCGTGCCTGGGCTAGTGCCCGCTCACAGCAGCGATTTTGGCGGAAATCAGCCATTTTTAACTCCATCAAAGGTGAAGGGGCGGCGGCACTATGGCCATTTTCCGTGGCTAGAGACTTTCAGCGCCTTTGCCCCCCGTACTGCTCTGGACGCCCCAAAGTCCCTTGGGGTGGGGGCGGTCGAGGGGCGCGCGCGGGAACCCCGTCGTCAGCCAGCCGCGCCGCCGTGGATCGCGCGGCGGATCGAAGCGCCCGCAACGTCGAGCGCCTGGGTCATATGCTCCACGGCCTTCTCTGCGCCATAGCGCCGCTGCATGATCGTCATTGCCGCCGTCATCAGCAGGGACACAGCCTTGTCCGGGTGGTCGGTATCGTCAAGGGCTTGGATCAGCATCCGGTCGGCGGCGGCGCGGTCGTCATCGGTCATCGGTATCTCCATGGTGGTCCCCAATGGGGCGGGTGTGTCCCTCGGGACGGACGCGGCTGTCCCTAAGGACAGGTCGGGGACAGCCGGGCGGGCGAGGTTCTTTCCGAAACGGGAAAGAATGCGGGCGGGCGATCAGGGGTTGGCTCCGACGATCTCGGCCAGGCGGGCCAGCCCCTTTGGCGTGACCATTACCGTGGTCGCCATCTTGTCCGGGCCATGCGGGTTGCGGATCGGCGTCGTGCGTTGCTCGACCAACCCGGCCCGCTCCTTGTCCGCGAAGCACAACCAGCGCCCGGTCGATTGCTGGCGGTATATCCACTGGATTGCGTTCATCCGCCGGAACAGGTCGTCCCGCCCCAGCTTCAGCACTTTCGCCGCCTCGGTCACGTTGATGTTGCCGCGCGCGTCCGCCAGCCGGTCCAGAGCGTCCGCCTTGGGCTGCAGCTCGTCTATGCGATCAATGCGCCCGACCAGCAGCGCGCGAAGCGTGGCGTTGTCGTCCATGTCGATCGCTGGGCGGGGCGCGCCATAGCTGCCCGTCTTCATGATCGCGGGCACCACCTCGGCCGTGATCCACTTCCGCACCCGGTAGGGCACGGTGTCGGGCTTCATCGCGCCACGGCATCGGAGCATTAGGGTCAGCAACCCGGCGAGGCTGACGATCGTGGTCTCGCCCTGACGGCCTAGGTTCAACTTAGCCCGTTCGGTGTCGTCCAACGGCTTTGCCGCCATCGTCGGGTTCTTGAGGCCAAGGATCGCGCAGGCGTCCGCCAGGACGAACCATGGCTGTCCGTCGCGGTCGGTAACGCGCACCGCCTGGTCATCGAACATGAAGGGTACGATTGCGCTCATGGTCGTCTCCATGTGCTGCATCCCCCGAAGTGGCTTCGGGGTGCAGTCGCTTCGGGGGGAAGGGATTTCGGGGGTAGGGGTGCAGGCGGTGCGGGGTGCAGCAGGTGCGCCCCTGTCACGTGACATTCCGTGACACCGCGTGACATTGCGTGACGGGTCAACCGCGTGGGCCGGTCAACGCCATAGACTGGTCAAGGTCGTGGACTGGTCCCCGCTCTGTCCCTGGGGACAGTCAGCGCCGTCCCTAGGGACAGACGAGCCGCCGCCGGTCGAGCGGTCCCGCCAGAGGGACAGTCAATCGCATCGCTCGCGCGCGGATGCCTCGCAGAGTGGTCGGTCTGTTTGGCGGGTGTCCCGGCCTATCATTCCGCACCTACCGCTGACGCTACGGTGCGGGGTCGCTGACGCTCCCCGGCTCGGCGTGAACGGCTCAATTTGGCGAGGCGTTCGGAAAGGGATCGCGACCCTAGTATCTAGTATTAAGGTTCCGTGTGCATTTCCTGCACCCTTTCGGGCTTGGAAAGGGTGCACGCTAAGGCAGTCTTTCGGATCGGCCTAAGGGTGCATATCCCGCACCCTTTCGGCGTCGAATGGGAACCGCCAGACCTTCACCTGTCGGGTGCGGCCGATCCGATCGCCGGTATCGATTATCAACCCGGCGTCAGCCAGGCGGGCAAGGCTGTCGACGATCGCCCGCCGCCTCCAGCCGGTGAACTCTTCGACAGCGGCGATTGAGGGATAGGCGCACCCCTTCTCCCGATTGTGAGCATCCGCCAGCGCCCACAGTACCAGCTTGTCCATCGCTTGCGGCGGGCGCTGCTTCGCCGCCCAGTCCGTCGCCACCCGGCTCATGATTGCACCGCGTCGGGATATTCTTCCTCGATGCGCCAGCCGTGGCACTGATGCATGACGATCGCGAACGTTCGCGCCGCCGCCATATTCGGGAGCCATCTGACCGCAGGGACTGGTGGACGTTCCATTCCTTCGAACCGCATCCATGCGCCGCCCACACCGGGGGCTATGACAATCCGTCCGGCGTCACCCTCGGTCACGCGCCCTCGGATCGTCGGCCCGCGCGTCATTCCTTGCCAACCCCCTGCGCCGCCGCTTCCTGGGCTGCGAAGTGCTTTGCCAACGTCGACCGCCGCGCGCACACGATCGCCCCCTGCTTGAAGGTCGGCCAGCCGCTTCTCGCGATCTGCCATTTAACTTGCGGAACCGTCAGCCCGACATGCGATGCGATCGCTTCAAGCCCGTACAGGAGGTCGGGCGCCTCGATGTTCTGTTGCGTCATCCTTGCGTCACTCCTTGCGTCACAGCGCGGCCGGACCCGCGCGAACATTGGCGGATTTCTGCGGTTTTCCTCATCCGCGTACATCCATCCGGCGGGCCAAAAGGAACCCGCAGAAAAAGGCCAGAAACGGCAGTTTTCTGCGGGTTTGAGCACTCAATTTGTCGATTAACCCAATTGCGCAGGAGGTTCGGATCGTGCCGAACTTCCAGGAATTCGCGGGCAATCTCGAGCCAGGCGGCGCCGGGGTGCTGGCTATAGGCAGCCCAGATATGAAAGGACCGATGCCGAGGGAAAGCGGCTGGGTTGTGGGCTCGCCATTCGCCCTGCTCGTCCATCCACGGCTTGTGCTCTTCGTCGATCTCGCAGCCGTTTTCGCACTGGTACCAGGCGCGGGTCGGTGCGTGGCGCGGCTCCCACCGGATACCAGCGCCAGTGC